TGCCAAAGCAGGGGAACATTTCAGTTTCCGTTGCCCTCTGGCAGGGGACGCCAAGATCGGAACCAACTGGTCGCAAACACACTAGGGAGGACTATGACACGTAACAAAATCAATGACGTGCTGTTCAAATCATACACTTCAGGGTTTGCCGTACAGTCGAATTATGCACGTAAGTATGCTCAGGAAGTTGGTGCATTGGCATCAATGAATATGATCACCACCAAGGTGGTTCGTGGGAGTGCTCCGCAATTTGGGAGAACCTGGCGAGTCACTTTGGATGGTATGAAATTTCTATCCGAAGAAGGAATTGTATGAGTTACAAGAAGTTACGACCAAAGTCCATTAGGGTCATGGGTAAGGTCTATGTGATCAAGTTTATACCCACATCACCGATAGACCATGAGAACCTAGGTCAGTGTGATCATAAGAAGATGCTCATCACCATTGAGGACGATCAGGTTCCTGTTGAAGAACTGGATACCGTGATCCACGAGATCCTCCATGCCATCTGGTATCAGATGTCAATCGGAGAAGGTCCCATGGAAGAGGAGCCTCTAGTTCGCAGGACAGCCAATGGATTCATTCAGGTGATCTTGGATAACCCAGAGTTATTGAAGTATGTGGCTGCCGTCAAAAACGTATCCCTGGAGGAATAACATGCACCCAGAAGCGAAGCTAGTAGCGGAGACCTGTGTCCGTATTTGTGAGGACAACGAAGCTCTCAAGTGTGCCGATATTATTCGATCCATATTCCTTCAACCCGTTCAGCCATGTGCTTTACTGACACCGAAAGTTCCGTATGAAGACAGCCCTAATTGATGCAGATATCCTAGCCTACCAGGCTGCTTCCTATGCGGAACAACCGATCGATTGGGGTGATGGTTTGTGGACCCTCCATGCCTTTGAGCAGGAGGCCACCGAAAAGTTCGTATCCCTGATTGAGAGCGTCAAGGAGAAGGTTGAGGCGGACGAGGTTATCCTCGCCCTGAGCGATAGAGAGAACTGGCGTAAGGCTGTTCTACCTACCTACAAAGCCAACCGATCTGGTACCCGCAAGCCCTTGCTCTTGCCCTATCTCAGAGCCTATGCCCATGAGAATTACAAGGTATATCAACGAGATACCCTTGAGGGTGACGATTGCCTAGGGATCTTGGCGACCATGGTATGCCCTGTGAAGTTTGAGAATGCGGTTATCTGCTCCCTCGATAAGGACTTCAAGACCATCCCTGGCAAGCACTACAACTTTGGCAAGGATGAGTTCTTTGAGATCACCGAGGCACAGGCTGATCGCTGGCATATGATCCAGACCCTCACGGGTGATGCCACAGACGGCTATGCCGGATGCCCTGGAGTAGGCCCTGTGAAGGCCGAGAAGATCATCCAGTTGGCTCTTGAGGAGGGTAGCCTGTGGGCGAACCCTGAGCAGCTCAAGGAGATCTATTGGAAGCATGTGGTGGCCACCTTCAAGAAGGCTGGTTTGTCAGAAGAGGAAGCCCTTGTTCAGGCTCGGGTAGCTCGCATATGCCGGGCATCCGACTATGATTTTGAGAACAAGAAAGTTATTTTGTGGGAGCCTTATGGAAGCTAAAGACATGCAGGTAGGTGGCAATCATTACAAGAAAGCAATCCAGCCTTGGGACATTATCTCCGTATGGGGATTGGACTATTGGCGTGGTAACGTAATCAAGTACGTACTTCGTGCTCCGGCTAAGAACGGTCGAGAGGATCTTGAGAAGGCGATCCACTATCTTGAGTATCTGATCGAGCACTATGACGAGGTGATCAAAGATGACGTTTGAAGAATATCAGATGAAGGTGAGGATGACTCGCCTTGACTCCGCTACGGACATTTATTGCTTTCTCAATCTTGCTGCTGAAGCTGGGGAGGTTTGCGCCCTTGAGGCCAAACTGATCCGAGACGGAGGAGACTTTGAGTACTACCGTCAGAATCTAAAAAAAGAATTGGGTGATGTGATGTGGCATGTTGCCGCTATCGCATTGGATCATGGGTTTGATTTGGCATCCATTGCTGAAGCAAACATTGAAAAACTAAAAGGCCGTATGGCTCGTAATACAATTAAGGGAAATGGTGACGACAGGTAATCCAAGCCTAAGAGCGCAGCTTATAACAAGGCGCACATACAATAGACCCACCGATGATTCGGGGAAGAATTTTGAAACATGGGAAGAGACCGTAGATAGAGTGTTGTCTCATCAAGCCTGGCTCTGGATCAGAGCGAGTGGCAAGGATCTGACCGAGGAGCAGAATGCCGAGCTGGAGGAGCTGAGAAGCCTCATGCTCCAGCGTAAGGTGCTGACCTCAGGACGTACCCTCTGGTTGGGTGGAACCAACGTAGCCCAGACACGGGAAGCCTCACAGTTCAACTGTAGCTTCACCCATGTCGAGAGCATCTATGATGTGGTGGATTGCCTCTGGCTCCTCCTTCAGGGATGTGGTGTGGGATTCCGTCCCATCATTGGTCAACTCACTGGCTTCACCAAGCCAATCAAAGAGTTGGAGATCATTCGTAGTGAACGTATAGCGAAAGGCGGACGTGAGACAAACAAAGAAACATTCGAATCCGGAGTATGGACTATATCCGTGGGAGATTCTGCTGAAGCGTGGGCAAAGTCTATTGGTAAGCTTATGGCTCACCCTTACGCAGCCGACAAGCTGGTCTTGGATTTCTCGCAAATCCGTCCTGCGGGGGAGCGACTTAAAGGCTACGGATGGATCTCCTCAGGAGACACCGCCATTGCCAAAGCGTACGAGGAAATCTTCAAGATCCTCAACCGTCGCTCAGGCTCCCTCCTCACCCGCATTGATATCCTCGACATCATCAACTGGCTCGGCACGGTCCTCTCGTCGAGGCGGTCAGCGGAAATCGCCCTCTTCAACTACGGAGAAGACGAGTGGCAAGAGTTCGCAGTTGCGAAAAAAGAGTTCTGGGTAAACAATATCCAGCGAGCACAATCCAACAACTCCCTCCTTTTCAAGAGCAAACCGTCCCGTCAGGACTTGAAGCATATCTTCGATCTGATGGTAGAGGCGGGTGGATCCGAACCTGGATTCATCAACGGCCAGACGGCAGCAAAGCGGGCACCCTGGTTTAAGGGTGTAAATCCATGTGCAGAGATTCTCTTGGGTAACAAGAGTTTCTGTAATCTTACAGAGGTTGATGTTGGTAAATTCAAAGGCGATTCTTCCGGTCTCAGAAGGGCTGTCCATATTGCAGCCAGGGCTAACTACAGGCAAACCTGTGTTGATCTCCGAGATGGTGTCCTCCAAGAAGCTTGGCATCTCAACAACGAGTTCCTACGGCTATGTGGCGTGGGTCTTACGGGTATCGTGCGGAGACCAGACTTGGGTAGTTACGACTATACTGAGTTGCAGAGAGCAGCTACTGCGGGAGCTTACTCAATGGCTGATGAGCTTGGGTTACCACGCCCAAAGAACGTCACGACAGTCAAACCGAGTGGGACACTATCGAAGATTATGGACACCACTGAAGGTGTTCACAAACCGCTCGGGAAGTACGTCTTCAACAATGTGAACTTCTCCAAGCATGACCCTCTGGTTCCCCTCTGTCGCCAGGCAGGGTATCGGGTGTTCGATAACCCGATGGACAGCGAGTCGGTGCTCATCACCTTCCCAGTCCGTTGGGACGATGTGCCCTTTGAGAAGGTCAACAAGGAAGGCAAGGAGCTGGAAGTCAACCTAGAGTCAGCCTTAGCCCAGCTTGAGCGTTACAAGATGCTCATGCAGAACTGGTGCCAACAGAACGTATCCGCCACAATCAGCTATTCTGTTGATGAAGTGGACGATATCGTTGACTGGCTCATGGATAATTGGGACTTGTATGTGGGCGTTAGCTTCCTATTCAGGGCTGACCCAACAAAAACAGCGAAGGATCTAGGTTACCTATATCTACCGCAAGAGGTTGTTTCTAAAGAAGTTTTTGACGAATATGCCTCCCGTATCCAACCCGTAACCATCGATGAAGCGAACAGCTTTGACGAGCTTGAGGGTATGGAATGTGCAGGAGGAGCTTGTCCAGTTCGATAGGCGAGGGGAGGGGATCAAACCCCTCCTAACTCCTTGATTTCTTTAGTCCTTGAATTGGAGAACTTATGGATAAAACTAAGAGATTACCCATAGTATCAAAAGATTTACTAGAGGATTTGGAGAAGCGGTTTCCTGATAAGATGCCCGGTCCAGATCTCACTTACGAACAGATTTTATTTCAGTCGGGCCAAGTTTCAGTGGTCCGTTTTTTACGGTCTGCCTTTGAGGCCCAGACTAAAAATGTTTTGGAGAATAGATAATGTGCATGTCTTCCCCTAAGGC